TTAGATTATAAAAAAGCAGAAGAATTGGGATATTTTAAAATAGATTGCCTTAATGTAAACATGTATAAAGATGTAGAAAGTGAGGAGCATTTATTACGATTAATAGATACTGAGCCTGATTGGGAACTATTTCAGCATAGTGAAATAGTAGAACAATTATTTCATATACATGATCATTTTAATATAGTTTCACAAATGAAACCGCAATCTGTAGAACAACTTGCTATGGTGCTTGCAATCATAAGACCAGCAAAGCGATCACTACTGGGAGAATCGTGGCAATCGATACAAAAACAAGTATGGCTAAAACCAATCGATAATTCATATTATTTTAAAAAATCTCATGCTATGAGTTATGCCCTAGCAATTGTAGTACAATTAAATCTACTTGTTGATTCAGTCAACTTTTCTAACTAATTGTATTTGGCGTCGTTTAATTCTTTTTTTCAAAATATTTGCTAAACTAATAGAAGGTCCATATAAAACTTCAAAATCTTTAGCATTAAATGTCATAAGACAGTATTGAAATTTTTCAAATCTAGACTTAAGAACTATATTAATTGGTATCATCCTATTTGACTCAACCCACCATTCTTCGCCTAATTCTAAAAAGTCTTCTTTTTCTGTTGTATCATTTAATTTAGAATAAACGTAAACTGAACACACGGTGTTACATTGATTTTGTATGATTCCGACATATTCCCCCCCGCCGTGTTTACATAAACTTAAAAATGGGAATCTATCTAGTAATTCTTTATGTTCATCTGTAACTTCCATTTTACCTCTTCAACGTATTTATGATAAATAATTACAGCAGGTGTAGCAATGGCACAATCATTGACATTATATGATTACATCCATACTCAACATTTACTGTTGATTAGCGGACCCTCAAAAACGAGAAATGCGCCAATGAACAACAGAATATTAAAAGTTTACAAGGGTGTGGACAATACAATTAACTTTGATGTTAAAAACGAGGACCGAAAACCCGTTAAATTAACTAGTCAAATTATACAAGCTAATTTAGTTAATCATCAAAACAAACAACTTATATTTTCTAGAACTTGTAAAGTAGAAGATGATCATGCAGGTAAAGTTCAACTTACTATTTTAGATTCTGATGTAGCCGGCATCGATGAAGGATTATACGATATAGCATTCACTTATACTAACAACGAAGGGTCTACCAAACCATTATTCACAGATCATAATGACAAACAAACAGCAACAATCCAAATATTAGATGGTTCGTTGCCTAAACTGTCATCTACAGTTATTGTCAATTCGTTTGCTATTGATCCACAAAATAATGGCAAAACTAATGAAGATCAAATGTATAGTAGCGGTTATGCTGGGGATGCACAGAGTAACGATAGTAATGGATTGCATACCTTTGCGGCATATACTACAGCATTTACTGGTAAATTATATGTCGACGGAACATTAGATGCGTATGCTGATTCAAGTGCAGGATGGTTTCCAATACGAATAGGTTCTGTTACTGACTATGTTACATTTTCTGCTCATACCGGAATAACTCCGTTTAACTTTTCTTCTAACATAATGTGGGTACGATTTTCATTTCTTGCTGATTCTGGAACATCTGGGGTTGACAAAATTCTCTATAGAACGTAAAATAAGTATATGAATATTGTACAAGATTTAGTATTATCTTACTTGCCTCTTGGCTCTAAAAGGAGTCCATCTGGTTGGACAACTTTAAATTGTCCTATGTGTACTCAATTTGGTCAGCCTAGGCCCGATACACGGAAACGTGGCGGGTTTATGTTTGCTGATGAATCTATAGTGTATCATTGTTTTAACTGTGGATTTAAAGTAGGATGGAAACCTCCCCAAAGATTTACTGATAGGTTTAAAAAATTACTTAAAGGATTAGGAGTACCACGAGAAAAAATACAGAGAGTAACATTAGAAGTTTTACGGATGGCAGATGAAACCGATACTACAACATTTTCAAAAAAGAAAGAACAAAGTATTACTCCAGATTGGCCTGAAATAACATTACCTCCTAATTCCAAACCTATTTTTAAATGTGAACCAACACAAGAATTTATTAATGCTGTAGAATATGTTGCTAATAGGGGGTTGTTAGATTTAACAGAATGGTATTATAGTCCATCTGATTTTGGGCAGATGAAAAATAGAATAATATTACCTTACAAATATAAAAATAAAATTGTAGGATATACCGCTCGTTGGATAGGTGAAAAACAATATAAATATCCTAAGTACTACCAACAACAAAGCAAAGATTTTGTTTTCAATTTAGATGCACAGACAAAAGAAAGAAAATATGTTATAGTTGTAGAAGGGCCGTTTGATGCAGTTGCTATTGATGGTGTTGCTATAGGTGGTAATAAAATTAATTATAGACAGGCAACTATAATTAATCAATTGAATAAGGAAGTTATTTTTGTACCAGACCAAGACAAACCAGGAATGGAGATGGTTAGACAAGTTGTTGATTTAGGTTGGTCTGTTAGTTTCCCTCCATGGGATGAAGCAAAAGATTGTGCTGAAGCAGTTTTAGCATACGGTAGATTATTTACATTAACAAGTATTTTAGAATTTATTGAATATAACACAACAAAGATTCAAGTTAAGGCAAAACAATGGAAGTAACTGAAAAAGAATATACTGAAGATATGCAAAAACTTTACATTGAGTTTTTGTTGTCTGATCCAGAATTGTATGCAAGGTGTCAGGCGATTATAGATGCAGAATATTTTGATCGAAAATTAAGAAAAAGTGTTAAGTTTATACAGGAACATGTAAACGGATATTCAGTTGTACCAACTCCCGAACAACTTAAAGCACAAACCGGTGTAGAATTTACACTTGTTAAAGATATAGATGCACGACATGACGAATGGTTTTTAGATGACTTTGAACAATTTTGTAAACACAAAGCACTTGCAAATGCAATTCTTAATTCTACAGATTTATTAGAAGAAAATCAATTTGGTGCAGTTGAAAAAATGATCAAGGATGCAGTACAAGTTAGTTTAGCAAAAAATTTAGGTACAGATTATTATACCGAACCTGCAGAAAGATTACGTAATTTAAAAACACTAAACGGGGGCACAAGCACTGGTTGGCAAACCATGGATTCAAAACTGTTTGGGGGGTTTAATAAAGGCGAACTTAATATATTTGCAGGAGGTAGTGGAGCAGGCAAGAGTATATTCCTGCAAAATCTTGCATTAAACTGGTCGCTAATGAGGTTAAATGTTATATACGTAAGTTTAGAACTAAGTGAAAACTTAACTGCAATGCGTATGGATGCAATGAACACTGGATATTCAACAAAAGATTTGTATAAAAATTTAGATGATGTTGATTTACGTATTAAAATGCAAAAGAAAAAAGCAGGATCAATACAAATAGTACAATTAGCAAGTGGTTGTACAATAAATGATATACGGGCATACTTAAAAGAATATACAGTACAAACAGGCATACGACCTGATTGTATATTAATTGATTATTTAGATTTAATGATGCCAGCACAAAAGAAAGTACCACCGAGTGATCTGTTTATTAAAGATAAATTTGTTAGTGAAGAACTTAGGAATTTAGCAGTAGAATTAGATATATTATTTGCAACAGCATCACAATTAAACAGAGGTGCAGTAGATGAAATTGAATTCGATCATAGTCATATTGCAGGCGGACTTAGTAAAATACAAACAGCAGATAATGTTATTGGCATATTCAGTTCACGAGCAATGCGAGAACGTGGACGAATACAAATACAGTTTATGAAAACTAGATCCAGTAGTGGTGTCGGACAAAAAGTTGATTTAGAGTTCGATATTAATACATTGCGGTTGCGAGATTTATCAGAAGAAGATCAGGAAGAACAAACGTCTGGTTCAATATTTGAAAGTATTAAAAAGAAATCAACTATGAATAAAATACATGAAAATCAAACAGTTGATGAATCCGTAGATCATGCCGACAAATTAAAATCATTATTGAAAACTATAAACTAAAACTTTTAATAATGAATCT